TCAAATAACGTAACGTCTGCAAATTCAAGTAGCGCGTTCTCGGTTTCAACAACGTTATAAATGTTGTCTACATGCTGAACACCTGTGATGGAATACGTTCCATCCTCACCCTCGACAATGCCAAGGCATCTAAATTTTTGATGCTTGACGTTGCTGGCCTGGATTGAATAAACAGTTTCTACCTGTGGCGCAGAGCTAAACGGAGACGAGACGTTAATGACGTTACCGACAGCACTGCTAATCGATCTGGTTTCTGTCGTTCCGTCAGTCAGTACACAACTCAACTGACGATTCGTTCCAATTGGCAACGTGATTGTTTGGTCTGCTGTAACAGACGTTGTTGTTGACGCTGAAATGCGACCCGCCAGCCTTGCGCCCTGACGCATTGCGTCCGAAACGGCAAAGATCTGGCCAGGCATCACCATCAAGCCTTCAAGGCCAACAACAAACGTCACGGTCTCGCCTTCTGTTTCCTCAGAAGCAAGAACCCATTTGCCCATCCGCTGAGCCTGGAACTTAGACGTGCAGCCAAACGCCACAATCTCGCGGATCTGGAAGCCGTATTTATTGACTAACTCCTTATTCTCAATAACAACAAAATCAGGACGATAGAAGTTGTTTGGATCGTTGTAACGAACGCGGACCCTGGTACTTCTTGTCTTCAAGGAAGCGCCGTTATAACTAAAGCCACCACCAACCACGTTTGAGTTGGTAAAAAGGTGGACAGGCTCAAGCGCCGTAGTTGTGCTGCCTAAAACGCCATGGTCGCCAGCTACTTGGATCGTGTCTGACTTCCAATAGATCATCCCCCGGAATACGCTTGCCAAATCCTGCAAGACGCTGAACGCATCTGCTGGTGAAGCAATCACCGTATTGATGGCAAAACGTGGTTCCGTTCCACCTGCGCTTGTCGGAACAAGCTCGTTGCAATACTTGGACAGCTCAATCAGGTCAACCCAGCTCAACTCTTCTGCACTAACAAAATCACCAGCCCCATAACGGCTGTTCGTCACCATGTCGTAAAAACAACAGACCGGGCACGTTGTGTATGTGCGAGACAGCAACTTGCCATTGAAAGGAATGTTGCCGCTGTAGTTCAAACTCCCGTCTGTACGCACCATCGCGCTGGACGGAATCTGAACTCTCATTCCCTTGATCTCGTATGCACGAGCAGGAACAGTGCTGAACTGATCTGTTGAAAGACTGAGGCCAACGCAAGCGGTGTTTTTATACGCCGTTTTAATATCCGTTCCAGCAATGATTGAACTCCAAACAATCGTGTCGCCTCTGCCGTTAGCTAGCGGCGTTTCTTTGCTTACGTCTTCAAGATCACTAAACTTGATTTCAAACGCATCCTCGCGCTTTGGGAACAATAATTTTTGCACCCTGATTTGCCAAGGGCCTTCGCCTGTTAAATCAATCCTAGGGGTCTGATATTGATAATTAGATGTTGATATTCCTTTAAATTCTTTAAATGCCTGGCCGTCAAAAGTTACGGCGTTAAACCCACTGTTTTTGCTTTTAATTAAAATCCTAACCCGCAAAGCTGCAGGAAACAGCTGCCCTCTTGCAAGACCTTCAACTGCTGTTGAAAATAGCTTTGGGATCGTAAACAAAAGCCTAACAAAGTTAACTTTTGGGTCGGTAATTGTCTTAACAAGGTTGCCATTCCCGTAGTCCCTTTCTACAACCTCATTGTTCTCATTAACCTCTTCGCTGTAGTTTTTGCCGACTTGCGTATCTACAGCAATAATTGTTGTCGTAGCATTTGCAAACTGATCACTTAAGCCAATCCTTGGCTGGTTTGGCAATCCTTTTCGTATTGCAAAATCGCTTGAACCAACAGCCTTCTGGTCAGCAGAAGTCTCGTCAAGAAAAATACTTTTGCTGCTTTGCGTTGCAAGACCTTCAATCGGCCCTTCGCACAGAAGGTCAATTAGCTTGATGGACGACTCGGAATTTAATGCCATAAGTCAGTTAAGCGAGGTCGTATCCAAAAACATGGACTCGGAACTTAGTCGGCGCATCAGTGTCAACATCCATAATAGTAATCCTTAAAGTTAATTGCTTATTGTTTTCAAGCCTTCTCCACTTGAGCCTTTGCACCCAATAATACTCTTGCGATCTTTCTAAATATCCCTGAATGGTACTTTCAGCGGTGGCTACTGTTGGATTGCTTCCAGGCATACTGTGTATAACTTCAATTCGATACTGTATAAATCCATCAATTTTTGTTGAATTTCTGCCTCCTCCAGCTCGGCCATAAAGTCCGCCATCAAGTTCAAACAACACATCAAACTCATCTTCATACTTAATCTTGGTGTCAATACTGCCAAAACCTTGCTCACTGTTTTTTTCAAGGCTTTCATTAAGCCCAGGTCCAAAACCATCGCCCGAAGCAATAACTCTTCTGCGCTTATTTATGCTTGTTTTGTGCCTAAAAACGTCGCTTGAGTCAAGACGTTTTGTTGCGACGCCAATTGCTTCATTAAACTCACGCTCCACCTCACTGCCGTTAATTAATATCGTCTGCCGACCTGGCGCTTTGATTGCTGTCGCGATTGGGTCGGATTCATCTGTTGCCTCAACAGCTACTGACAACATGTGACCACCAACCATGGCGCGGCCATACACAACAGGAATTGTTGCACCATTGCCAACCGTATTAGCTGGTCCGGTGTACGCATAAGACTGTTGGCCACTTGCACCGCGCGAAACACCTTGTGGGCCAGGACCACGAAAGTTTGTGCCGTCCATACGACGACTGCCAAGCTTTGGCAGTTCTGGTTGCGGTGAAAGCATCATGGCAGTGCCTCCAAGCATCAAAGCAATGCCAATGTTGCCAGCAAGGGAAGCTGCCGCAGCGGTGGCGGCTACAGCACCAGTAGCTCCAACTGCAGCACCAGTAGCTGTAAATCCTCCTGCTGCGACGCTAAAACCAGCCACAGGCACCGCGATAGCGACAGCAACCAAAGCGGCCCCTAATAAAAAAGTGCCCAAACCCCTATCCATCTGGCTGCCGGTGATTACAGGCACGAGCACCATTGGCTTGCTGCCAAACGGTAAATGCAATTCGTCATATCCCATCGCCGCACCAGACTGAATCAGCTTGTAGCCAACACCGTTCTGGTGTGCTGTCATCAAATCTTTCTGCAACTTTGGATGATTGATGCACAGCAGCTTGATCGCGTCTGCTGGTGTCCTTAGGTTGTAATACTCGTGGTGTGTGCCGTATTTTTCGCCCAGCTCACCGGCCAACATCACCAGTTGCATAGCGATAGACGGCGGCAACGCTCTGCCTATAGTACCGCCCGAAAGGCTCTACCGCACTCAAGCTGTTAGTGCGTTGATGCAAAATCTTGTCATCACCAACGTAAATTGCTGCGTGCATTGGCGTTTTTGTCCTTAGCTTCATGACGACCATGTCTCCAACTTTTCGCAAATCAAAGTCAACAGGATAAAAACCGCACAACTCAGCCTGTTCTAAAAATATACTATCTGTAGTCTCAAGATCTTCTGGCCTTTCAAAATCTGGCAACAAAACACCTTTTAGCTTGTAATAATCACGAATTACTGTGTAGCAATCTTGTATGCCGTAAACAAACTCTTTGCCTGTTAGGGCTCGATAGTTGACCATTCGCTTTCAGGAACAGAATAGATATGCCATACAAGCTTAGTTTGACTACAGCTTTTACGATCCGGCTTGCTAGCTTGCCCGCCTAACGGGTGAGAATGCACCACGGCTTCAATCGTTCCAGACAACATCGCCTCCATGTAATCAGAAGGATTAAGGACAAAATCTAGCTCCGGGTTGTCTGCAACGTTTTGGCACGGCCAATATTTACCATCAACAAGTAAGCCACAAGCTTCTTTTGGATACTCAAGAATTGCGTGGCCTTCTGCCTTACGCCTGGACTCTTGATCCAAGGAATCCTCCAAACGGAATCGACACATCATTCTTGCCTTCGTTATCTGGGAAACGAAGCCTGCAACTGCTCACCCGCTTGCC